TGGTCTGTATTGTAAGACAGGAGTCAAGGGTTAGCCCTTGTTCCGCTCCAAACTCACCCTATCAATGGACTCTTATTTCACGAACACGATTTTTCTCAAGAATGGCTCAACCGTCAAGTTTGGAACCGGTTCTGCGACTTTCGCAGACGGCCTGAACCTAACGACCGTAATGATTGCCAATGACGCATTGCTCGAAGCAATGGCGGACTATCTGAGCAAGCAAGACGCTGACACACTCGCTCGTTTTTTCGAAGAGGTTCAGGCTTGAAACGCTCCAAAGAAACAAAAGATGCGCACCTTGCGCACGCTAAAAAACTTCTCGATATGGGTTTGCGCCCAGCTGATGTTGCAGCAAGATTGCAACGTCTTTATGGCATGAGTCGTCCGACCGCTTTTCGCGATGTGGACGAAGCAGACTTAAGTCGCGAAGTTGAAGACCACAAGATCGAAACCGATCCCGTTCCAATGATCAGCCTGGAAGATCGTGACGCTTTGATGCGTATGACTCGCCAAATGCTGATTGAAGCTTACGAAGACAGCAACGTTCAAGACTATGCACGATTGCTTCGTGAGTACGAAAGGCTTGCCCGTATGGGTGGCTTGTCTCAAAAGTTCTGAGACTGTTGTCTCACACCACCGCACCAATGAAACTCAAACGCTCACGCGAACATCGCGTCTGCCACAACTGTGGCGCTCAAGTCAACAAAGGAAGCCTTTACGCTTCCCGCTCCATCACCATTGTCTCTGATCCCCAGGGACAGTCGTTCAACGGTGGAAAGGATTGGGTTCCTTTCCGCTTGACCCAAAAAGTTGCCATCTGCGAAAACTGTGCATCATGACTTACTTCCCCAATCGCCTCACCAATTCCACCGCTCCAACAACACCCGATTGGCAGCCTGTCACCCGGTACACCCGTGCCAGTGCTTTTGGCAGGCTCATCAAATGTCCACACTGTGGAACTGAAACTCGCGTTTATCACTTCTCTTGGTGGGCTTGTACCTGCCAAGGCTGTGACCGCATGGTGAATAAGTACTCCTACACCACAAAAAAATGACCATCATTCGCAACGAAGATCCAGAGCTTCTTGGCTTTGAACTTGATCCCTGGCCACCTCTCTCTGATGAAGAGATCGAAGAACGAGAACGACAGGCGGAATGGGAGGACTACTTAGCTTCCATTCCTACTGCCGCCGAACGCAACCCCAACCTCAAGTGAACGTGATCACCCGCCAAGACTGCGACCGCTCCATCAACCAACTCCTCTGCCTCATCCTTGGCAGTCAGAAGTCCAGAGCGTCAAACCACCTGGGGTATAACCCCGCAGAACGCATTGAGTTCTGCTTCAAGCTTGTCCAGCAAGAGATGGAGCAAGTTGTTCGTACTGCTGATCCAGAAGCCTTGCAGAAGGGTCTCAGCGACGGTCAACGTCAACTCTCCAGCCTCCAATCCCTGAAAACCCTTAACCAACTCATTCAAGAGGTCGAGTGGTGAACGAATTCAAGCAAATCCAGTTGATCCTCAAGGATCTCAAAGCCATCATTGAACGCGAAGACAAGCGTCATCAAATGGATGAACACTTGACTCATTCCATGCGATCTCTACTGGAGGATGAAATCATTCCCCAGCTTGAGAATGAACTGGAGATGGACTATGACCCATCGCCTTACTACCTTTGGGACAACTCTGGTGGCGAACCTCCAGTAACTCTGGATGAAATGCACACTGCCGCTTACAACCGGAAGTACAACCAATGAGCACCAAACTCAACGGCAACCGTTACTCCCCTCAAGGTTCCCGCGTTCCAACAGACCTTCTCCCAACTGCTATCCGTTATGAAGCAGCTCGGGCAGTCATCTTTGAAGAGTGGGGAAACTTCGTCCGTGCCAATGATTGCCTGCGCTTGAAACGGTACTACGAACGTAGAGCCATGGAAGAGTGCATTTCACCTGATTCCCAAAACACCAATGTCTGACTCCACCCCTAATTCACCCAGTGAGTTCTTTGCCAACCTGCCGCCCGAAAAACAACTTCTGAGCACTTTAGAAACTGATGCTCGATATATAAAGCAATTTCAAGAGTACATCTCTGACGCGAAAGACGATGAAATTTTTGAGATAAAAATTGGTGAACTTAGATCTATGCTGACCTGCTGGCTTGCAGCTAATGAATCAGTAAATGACTCCTTTCGAAGAATCATAAAGCTCAGACAATTCCTTGACCGCTTTGGTCGCTAAGCCCAGGGCCAACCTAGTTCAACGTCTCCGCGCCAAACATCCTCGTCGATAGGGCGCTGCATTGCATAAACACGAAACAGGCGTTTCAGCTCTTCAGTTGAGACGCCTATTTCTTTTGCCTTCACCGCCACGTTGCATTGACCGCGATAGATCAGCTCTAACGCTTCCTCCACTACATAACCTCGCCGCTCAACAACATCTCCTTGTACAAGTTGTTCCGCTCCGTCCATCGAGCCTCACAACCTCTCATCTCCAGCTCTGACAACATCCGCAGCTGAACATTGCCGTTTGGCTTCGCAATAACTACCGCCCCAGCGCTAACTCGGATCCCGGCTCGTTCACGCAAAGCAAGGCTATAAGCGCCAAGTTGATCCTGATGATCCTTCAACCATGCTTCCGGCTTGTCCGTCTCACGGCTGGTCGTCTTGAAGTCACAGATCGTCAGACCCAACGGCGTGTCGATCAAGGCGTCTGCCGTCCCAGCAAAACCTTCGTCACTGCTGACGCTGAACTCACTGGCATGAATGGCCGTTACGCTTCCGCTCACCAACCAGTCGGATAAACCTCTGGCGTACTCACGGGCTGGCCAT